ACTTAATTCCTTCTGCTTTTTGATCTGGTATAATTGTTTTTAGTAAGTGCTATGGATTTTAGTTCTCCTACAGTAAAACCGGAAGCAATTCCTGGCGAATCCTTTGACATTCAAGGGTTTAAAAATCTTTTAAGTACCTTGAAAGAATCAAAGCAAAATCAAGAGAACAAAGCAAAACCTGTATATAGCATCGAGGAATAACAATGGCTAACAAAGGCGGTGGCGGAAACAAGGGTGGTGGAGGCAATAGGGGCGGCGGCGGTGGCTCTTCAGCCCCTGCCCAGTCTTCTGGTGGCGGCGGAAACAAAGGAGGAGGAGGCGGCGGTGGCGGCGGTGGCGGCGGCCAAGGTGGTGGAGGAGGTGGCGGTGGTGGAGGCAAGGCCTCTGCACCAGCTCCCGCACCTAGAGCCGCTGCTCCGGCCCCTACTCCCGCACCTGCTCCTGCGCCAAAACAAGCAGCTGCTGCTGTAGCAGTTGCTCAAAAACAAGTCCAGCAAAAACAACAATCTCAACCACAAAAACAAGTAGACACTAAAAAAGAAGATAAAAAAGATGACAGAGTAGCCGCTCTTACCCAAAAAGCAAAAGACTTAATTAAAGGCGCAACCTCTGAGGGGATTGCTGACCCCGGTAAATTTAAAGATGTACTTGGTAAATTAAAAGATTTAGGCAAAGATAAAAGGGTAGAAACTTTACGTACACAAAAACAAACTGCAGTTTCTACTGCAAAAGTCACCCCTGGACCCACATCTACAACAGGTGACGGCACCAACACTTCGTCGCAAACAACGGGTTTAACACAAGACGATTTAAATGCTGCAATTACAAATGCCCTTGGTAACTTCAAACCCGAAGGATTAACGCAAGACGATTTGGACGCGGCTCTTTCTAGTTTTGCTCAATCGTTCCCAATGAGTCAACCTGAGTCTCAGGCTGTTGACAGCTCTTCCTGGGAGCAAGGTTACCAGCAAGATCTTAGTAACTGGCTTGACCAGTACAAGACCGAGCAGTCTGGACGTGCAGCTGATTACGAATCGATGTTGACAGATGTCGCTTCCCAAGAAGGTCAATTTGATCCAGATTTGTTCCGTGGTCTTCTAGGTGAACTAGAATCATCTAAACGTCGTCAAAAAGAGTGGAATGAGCAATCAGCAAAGGCAGCGTATAAGTACTAGAGACGAAAGCACCCTTGACACAGGCGCTTTTGAGGATTGGTTTATTGAGCAAGCAGAAGACGTTCAAGAGTCTTTTCATGCTTTTGCTGCTGACAACTACTCCTTTATCGAGTGTTTTCTTTACGCCAGATTCCTTGGTTATGTAGGAAATATTCTTGCGTGCGAAGCTTGGGTTAAAAATCATTACCCAAAGCCGGATCATCGGAAGACTCTTCTTATTGAGATTGAAGAGATGCGAGAGGACATTCGCAAGCTTCGTGATGACATTGAAAACTGTGCAGTAAAACGAGATGCAGGTGTTGCGCGTATTGCCTCTATGCAAAAAGAATTACGCGGGACCATCCATCAAGTTGAGCAGTACACTTCCGCTAAGGATCGCAAAGGCTTGCTCATGGCTGGTGCTGATCGCGCTATTCGTGAGTTAATGTTTATTTTCAAAGACGACCCAATAGAAGCACCTTTGCACGAAGCAAGCATGAGTGTGTGGGCTCGTATGCAACTAGAAGAATAACCAGCGTTTAAAATAAAAGAAAACATTTTGTTATGGCCAAAGGTAAAATGCCTCCTCAACTTCTTGAGCACTTCAAGAAGAAAGAAGCGAAAAAAGAAGATGGCACTGAGATGAATGACAAGGAAAAGCGCCGCGCCGCTTTGGATAAGGCTCGTCAATACCAAAACAAAAAGCGTAAGAACAAAGGAGAATAAGTTAGTATTCAGTAATTAGTTGAATACTTCTCGTGCCTTCTTACCTCCATCTGGCTTATCGCAGGAACGCACGCGCTGCTTCTAAAAACTATCAAATTAAGCCAAATAAAAATCTTGAAGACTTAAAAAGAGCGCGAGAAGACTTTGGTTTCTTTTGTGAGTACGTAGCAGATAAACCTCCTGCGCAACATCATAAGGATTGGCATCGGCACTTTGTTACGGAAGAGAATAGCAGTTGCCTTCTACGTATCGCTGGCCCCAATGTAGATCTACTTGCTCCCCGTGGTTCGGCCAAAAGTACGGTTCTTGGCTTACTGACAGCATGGGCTATTGGTATCCACACCCAGGCTAAACGCCCTCTTCAGATTCTTTATCTGTCTTATACGGTTGATATTGCACGTTCCAAGTCTGCAACGATTAAACGAATCATTGAAAGCAAGCGATACCAAGAAGTATTCCCAGAAGTTCGCCTTCTGAAGAACGTCACCAGTAACGAGTACTGGTCAATTGATCACAAGTTTGCTGGTATTGATGTGACCGGTGATGAACAATTTACTCTCTGCGCAGCAGGTCTAAAGGGTTCGGTGACTTCCAAGCGTTCTCACCTTGTCATGATTGATGACGCCATCAAATCTGCAGCGGACATCTCCAACCCTGACATCAGAAAGATGATGCAGGATAACTGGAACGCAGTGATCGCACCGACCATGTTTGAAGGAGGAAGAGCCATTTGCCTTGGTACTCGCTTCAGGCATGATGACATTCATGCCACTACATTCAACGAACAAAACAACTGGACTCAGATTGTTCTTTCCGCAATCACCAATGATCCCAAGACTGGTGACGAGCTTTCATACTGGCCTGACATGTGGTCTTTGGATTACCTAAAGGAAAAGAAACGGCAAGCACCTATTGCTTTTTCGTTCCAGTACATGAATCAAATCATCAGGCAAAACGAGTTGTCGCTTGCGCCTGAACTGATTGTTAAAGCTGAGATTTCAACGGAGTTCGATACGCTTGGCGTTGGGGTTGACCTTTCCGCTGGCACTAAAGAAAAGAATGATTACACTGTCATGATCCTTGGTGGCCGCATTGGCGATCGCATCCATATTATTGATTACCGCAGGTTGCGTGTTATGGGCAACCTAGAAAAACTAGATGCGCTCAAAGAACTTTTGAATGACTGGTCAATCCTTGGCAAAGACGCTAATGACAATTATTTCCCAACATATTCAACGTGTGACATTTGGTCAGAAGCTGTGCAGTACCAGGCATCCCTGGAAGCCGACTTTAAACGAGTCTGTTTAAATCAAGAAAGTCTCTACAACTTAATTTGGCATCCCGTCAAAGGATTCCGCGCAGACAAATTGGCCCGCTTCCGTGGAATCATGGGTATGTTTGAAGATCGCAAGATTATTTTTAATCGTTATAGAAACTTCACCAATCTTTTTGAAGAACTAACTAATTTTGGTGTCAGCAGTCACGACGATTGCGTTGACGCTCTCGTCTGGCTTGTCACTGGTTTAGCAAGAAAAGGACAATTGCAAGTTGATTACTAAACTTAGAATTAGAAAAAAGCATTTTGTGTTGTGGGTCCGGAGTACATTGCGATTGGTCTGACGGCCATTATTTCTGCTGTCACAGGCGGAAGTTGGGTTGCCAATCGTCTTCTTGAACGCCAACGCGAACGCATTCAACAAGCGCTTGACTACACCGGATCCCAGAAACGGAGAATTGACATCTTGGAAGATCAAATCAATCGGATGCCAATGGAGTATGTGCTCAAGGTTGACTTCCTAAGAGAAATCAAAGAGATGCATGACAATTTTCGCGAAATCAATAATAAGCTTGATAAGCTAATGGAAAAGATTTTATCCAAATGACCTACGTCGTTGAAGTCCAGGAAGACGAGAACGGAGATCAGTTCATCGTCTTACCAGACGAAGTGATTGAAGATTTGGGTTGGCAGGAGGGAGATATTCTCAATTGGGATGTACGCGGAGAGGGAATTGTCCTTTCCAAGGTCCATGACCCTTCTGGCTATGAAGTTTTAGAAGAGTAGAATATAAAAATTGAAAAGGCTAGAACATGTTTTATAGCGGCGAATCTAACGTACCTGGCGCTCCAGGAAATCTATTTGCAGGCGGCAACTTCATGGGCGGCGCAGGTAGTGTCATCAACCCTGAGGCTCTCAAGCGTGATGCACGACAGCAAAAAATTTATAATAAAGGTGTAAGAACCGATAATCCTAGCGAGAAAGAAATTTTCCTCCAGCGCACAGGGCCTCAGCTTCCTTTTGCTTACCAAGGCGGCACGTCTTCTCCTACGATGGCTTTTGTTGGCAATGCTGCAGGCATGGCTAATGCTGAATTTTTTAGGGGTCCACAATTCGACGAGATAGCTATGGAACCCCCATATACTCCGCGTGAACGAGCAGAAGATCAACTTCTTTTGCGTTCGTTACAGAAAGGCGAGATGGGTTCAGGTCCTTTGATTGATAAAGCCATTAAAGACTTAATTCAACGTACAAGCATGGGTGGGACAGGTCTTCGGGGTGTCTGATGAAAAAGAAAAAGTTAGCCAAAGAAGCTCTTAAGCATCCGGAGTTGTTTACTCCTGCTGAACTGGCTTATTTTGATCGCTGGCTTTGGCAACGAAAACAACACAAGAAAGCTGCTAAGATTGAGTTAAGTAAAGAGGAAAATAGTTAATGTCCGTCGACGCAAAGGCCAGGCTGCGGGAAATCGTCGAATCGTACCTGGATAAAGATTCTGGTACCGTTGTAGACACTGGTGTCGTTGCGTCGCACCTGGCACAAATGAAACTCTTTGGTATTCGCCAAGGGGTTGAGTTTTTTCCTGGTCAAGACAACTTTGGTGCACAACGCAAAGACTTTGTAGATCGAGTCGTTAAATACAATCAGATCGATGTACGCCTGGATTCCATCTGGGATTACTTCTTGTGCGATGGCAAGGGCATTTTTTACATCCGTCCCACAAAGCAAAACTATCGCGTTTATTATTTCCGCGAACACGAGTACCGCAGTTACTACAACGTAGACGGCGAACTAGAAGAGGTGGTGATCATCTACAGCTACAAGGTTCGCAAGGCCGGTAGTTCATACGATGGCATCAACATTGTGAATGCCACTGGTACATCAATTACTGGCGAGCCGGGCTCCAAGCGTTACATTCGTCTTTCGATCAAAGCAAACGAAATTGAAGAAACTCATTCGGATGCAGAATTAAATTTTGACATGCCCTCTGGCATGGCGCCGGGAAAAAATAAAACATTTAAAAACTCACTTGGTTTTATCCCTTGTGTTGAGATCTTCAACAACCCCAAGGGTTTTGCAAAAGAAGGGGTCGGTGAGTTCGATGCATTAGCCAACCACATCGTGACGCATGATGAGTTGGTTCGGACCATGCGGAAGAACGTTCAGTTCTTTGGTAACCCAACGCTGTTGTCGTCTCGTCCAAAGACCGACCTTATTGAGTCTGGTGGAGAGTCGGTTGTTCAGCGTCCATCCATTGCTGCGAACTCCGGCTTTGCTGGTGCTAGCCCCTTAAGCCGTTCAATGTTTAAGGCGGATCCAGTTTCCCGTGGCGTTGACGGTCAGATCCGTGTTCCACGCGTGATTGCAAACCTGGAGCCAAACGACCGTGTTGGCTACATTGTTCCAGACGCAATTACTGGTGATCAAAATAATTTTGCTCGTCAGTACAGGGAAGAAATTCGCACTGCTCTTGGGGGCGTTGATGAGCTTTCCATCTCGGCAGGCGTTACTGCAACGGAATACAAATCACTGTTTGGCCGTGTTTCTGCCACATCCAAGAAAAAGGCAAATGCTATTTACACCTATGGTGTTTGCCGCTGCCTTGAGTTAATTATTTACCAAGAGGAGCAGTTGTTCCGTATGTCGCTTGCTGCAGCACTTGGCATCGAACGTCCTGTTGAGCCGGTAAATAACGCACCACAAGAAGAAAAAGATGCTTACAAACAAGCCCTGGAGCAATTTGAATTACAAGTCCAAGACGCAATCAATGCTTGTATTCAAGCTCAAGATGTTCCCCCTGGTGTAACGGGCCTCATTCCAGATGGTGATCTCACTATGCTGTGGAGGTGGACGGGACCTGTTTACGAAGATTCGACGCAAGACGTACTTAACAACTCAATTGTGGTACGAAACCTGCAAGAATTAGGTGTTGATAGCATTGAAGCACTGAAATACCTCTTTCCGTCTAAGACGGATGAGGAACGGGCCGAGATGTTATCTGGGTTCCCGTTCAGGATGGTGAGTGAACTACAGGGCGCTTTTGCTCAATTCTCTCGCCTGGTGGGTGGCCTGATGCAGACCCCTCACCCGCAGTCACCGAACCTTCCGATGGCTGCCGATCCCAGGTTGGATTTAACTCCATATCTGTATCGAACTCTAGAGGCTTTACAAAAGGAGATGAGTTATGCAGGACGCTACCGTCCAATCGATCCCACAGACGAGCCCGACTCCGGCAGTAGCGCCGAGCAGTTACGTGACTCCGTCTTACCAGCCGAGCCAAGCCCCGGTATCGTACCAGGCAGCCCCGGCGAATTACCAGGTGGCAGCACCTCAGGTGGCCCCGGTTTACCAACCCTCAGCCCCTACTCAGTACGCCCCCCAATCCCAACCGGCGGAAGCCCAGAGCAATCCGTGGGAATCGGCGTTCAACAAGGTGGTGAACCTGCTGAGCGCACCAGTTCAATCCCCATTCCAGGGTCAACCATCAGCGCCGACGACGACCTACGCCCCGGCCAATTACGGTTCGACCAGCAGCCCAGCTACGCAACCATCGGCTCCGCAGACCTGGTCAACCAACCAGGCTTACTCGCCCAGCTATTCCCCAACCTCCTCGGAGGGTCTGAGCCTGGAAAGCCAACAGGTTCTCGAAGCGTTCGGAAGCGAAGCTCCCGCAATTCTAAATAATTACGCCCTTCAGCTCGAAGGTCTGCTGGACAGTGCTGTTGCCTGGGGCCAGGAAATGACCGAAACCCTCAAGCAATATGCTGAGTTTGCCACCAACGAGCACACCGAGAATCTGGCTTACAACGAGATTCTGACCAACCCCGATGTGCTCAGCGATTACACGCTGCGCTTCTTCGGTCCTGAAGGTCCGTATCCCGTGCACGAAGGTGAAGCAGATCTGGAAGCTTACGGTTACCCAACCGAAGAAGTGAACCCAGCTGCTTATGGTGAGTTCCCAGCTCCCCCTGCTGCAGCTGCTCCCCAGCAACCTGCCAACTTCTGGGGCACCTTTAACGAAATGATGGCGCGTGATCCTCAGAATGCATGGCGTGTTCTGAACCAGGCTCAGCCCAACGTTGTGTCCAACAAACTCTTTGTGATGGAGTGAGGCAAATGCAACCATTAGGACAACGTCGTCCTTTGCTTGCATATGGAGTCCCCGCTGCTGCCGGTCTGGTAGCTGGCGGGGCTCTTGCCGCACAGGGCGAAGATCCCGGTAGTGCACTTCTTGGCGGCGTTGCCGCTGGCCTCGGTGCTCGTGGTGCTTTAGGTGCCGCACGTCTTGCTGGTAAATATGCTGGACCTGCTCGTGCTGCGCTTGCATCAAAAGCAATCGAAGGACTTGGTGCCGTTGGTGCCAACGCTCCAGCCGGTAGCAAGCGTGCTGCAATGGCACGTACTGCGATGGGACCTTTGGCTGATCTTATTAACAAAGGGATTGGCCCAGAAACAGCCGCTGCTGTTGGCGTCCCACTTGCCGCTGGTATGGCCGGTCTTGGCGGTGTTGCTGCTGGTGCTGGCCTCGGTGCTTTAGGTATTCCAGGTTTCCAGCAGGGCATGGCTATCGATCCAGAAGGCTACAGCTCTAATAACACCCCAAGCGCACAATTTGGCGTTAAATCGCTTGCATCCACACAATATGTGTGATCTAAGCTAAGTACCTGCTAAAATTTGTGTTAGATAAGACACACGTGTCTTTATCTT